GATCTTGAGTCATTCCTTGTTCTTTTAATTCTTTATTTAGTGAACGCATGTTATTTTGTATATCCAAAGCACACAATAATGCTTTTTCTTCATGTTTTTCTATATCTATAGGTGCATTGAATATTGCCATCATTGCGTCACCAATATATTTATCAACCATACCCTGATGTTTTTGGACTGCTTTTTGTTGTGCAGTTAAAGCTTTGTTCATAATATAAGTAACTTGTTCAGGTTCTAATGATTCAGACAATGCTGTAAATCCACGTACATCTGTAAACAAAAAAGTACAATATTTTTTTTGACCACCTAATTTTAGTAATTCAGGATTATCTTGTAATTTTTTTACTTGTCGTGGGTCAAGATAGTGTTCAAACTGTTTTTTGATTTGTTGTCTTAGTTTGTATTGTTCTCTAAATCTTATATAAAAAGCTACTGAACCAACAATAAATTGTGATATTAAAGACCATGACACATCTATTAACAGACTACGGGTTATTAGATATGCACCTACACCACCTGTAAGAGCCATTGTAAGAATACCTAATACGATTCCATACGTTATACCTAATCTAATCAATATGAGCCATATTAGGCTTACTGAAAGCACAAATATAATAAGTTCTAACCCTAATGCGTAATCAGGTATGTATGGACTATCTTGTATAAGTATAGATTCTGATAGTGCAGCTTGAATTTTATGTGGTTCTAATAAACCAACAGGCGTTGCAATTTGTGGCATGACACCTGATGCAGTTACACCAATGAATACAAACTTACCGTTAACATTCATTTCTTGTAAATTTGTTTCTTCAGTATCAACCCAACTTATCCACTTACGACCCAATATATCTGTCTTTATTGGTGGTAAACCACGTACAGCTATTTCTTGTATACCATTTACATTTGTTGTAACTATATATGTTGGTGTGTTGGTTAGTGATTTAAGTACTTGTGTACCAAATGAAGCTGACCAACCAGTGGGGGTTTTTAACATTAGAGGAATACGCCTTACTAATTGGTCAACTTCTGTAGGTGCAATAGCAACACCTTGTGTTACTTTATCATACGCAGAATAATTTGTTTGTATACCTGTAGATTGTATACCACCTACATTCGGTCCTTTGATTACTGTGCCTGTAGTTTTTGGATATATACCTTTGCCATTTTCAAATGTTGCAAGAATACTAGGTGCATAGCCTAGAGACCTTGCAAATGCACTATCACCATTCATTCTATCTGCTTGTGGCAAACTAATTACCCAACCAACGCCCATTGCACCTTTGCCTAAGATTTCTAATTGTATTTCTGCTAGACGTTCTCTTGGTAAGGGCCAACCACCTTCTCTTTGTAAATCATCATCTGTAATATTCAGAATCATAAAATTACCTGATGGTTCATATGTCTGAACTAACTTGTCAAAAGTTCTTAGTTTTATTATTTCTGTGAATGTGCTTTGAAATAGTAAAGGTAATATTAATATTATAAGTAAAGGTATTATTAACTTTTTCATTAGCTACTTTGTGTAATTTTTATAACACTATCTCCACCACCATTTATTTTTACTGTTTTTGAAACACCATTCTGTATTAATATTACCGTGTATGAGCCTGATACATTCATTTGCACTTTTGCACTAGCATCAGGTGCATTTCTTAACATTGTTATAACTTCACCATCTACAATAGTAATTATACCTGTCGTTGTGTCTTGTCCAATTTTTGTGCCTGTTATGTTAACAGAAGTAGCAAGTTGTAATTCATCTTCTTCTTCACCAACTGCTAACGCATCTAATACATTTAGCAAATCTTCTAAAAAATTACCATCTTGTAAATAATCAATGTCTAGTTCTGTAAATTCAAAATCAGACGTATCAAGAAAATCTTCTGCTAAATAATCTATATCTAAATCATTGAAGTCAAGTATGCTTTTGCCTTCGCTAGAGTAAATAGCTTCCTGTTCGCTTTCTACAGTATTTGGTGGTGTTACTATCAACATGTTATCAATAATATCTAATGACAAGTCTAATATCACTGGCTTACTAGGCATATTTTCAAACACACTGACTGTTGTGGCTTCAAAAGGTTTATTAAGTATTACGCTACCCATAGCAGTAACAACTTCTATTTCTCCACTTGAAAGACCTAAAGAATCAGGTAAAAGTATAATCAGACTACGTCCAAGTTCATCTACTGTTGCAGTAAAATCTGTTCCTCTGATGGCAATATTAGCAGTTGGTGTTTTAAGAGAAATGTTTTGTTTATCTATTCTATTGAGATTACCAGTTATAAATCTTGTTGTACCCAAAGCAAAAGTAAGTGCCATTTTAGATTTACTGGGGTCAGGGTCAAATATATATTCATCTATAAGTAGTTGCGAATGTTCAGTAAGACGTACTATAGAATCATCTAAAAAAGTAATAGCCATTCTACCATCTGTAGTAATGGCTTCATCATTACTTTGTATTTCTAATTGTAAACTTGCATTAATAGGTTCATTTCTCAATATTTGAGCAGAACCGTTTAGTTCACTAATACCACCTATATTAGCAACTGGTGCTTGTTCCGCCATCATTCTGAATGACGCAAACAGTACCATTGTTACCGTTAGAAATAATTTTAAGCCAATCATTATCTAATGTACTAGACTGTGTGATGTTAAAAGTTCTTGAACCACCTGTGTGGTCTAAATAGAAATAACCACCTTGATAACCACTTCCTGTAAAGGTAACACTATTATCTGAACCATCTATATCCATGTAGTTAGTACCTAAATCATAATTAATAGAAGATGTTATGGTGTTATTAGAACCATTAATAATCCAGTCCAAATCAAGTGTAGAAGCTAACGCACTTGTACCTTGATTTAAAGTAAAGGTATTAGAACCACCTGTTACACTAACATTAACATTAGAACTATCAGCACCATATGTATTATCAGGGTCTACTTGTATAGTAAACAGATTACTAGAACCTGAAAACTCAAAGAATCCTGTATAAGAATCTGCATAAATATCACCTAAGAATTTATTGCTGCTACCTATTTGATTGATGTCTAACGTTAAAGAAGTACCATCTAAATCAAATGCAGTAAGCGTACCTGCAACAGAATTTAATCCACCAATAATATTGCCTGAACCTAATTGTTCAAGGTCAATGTTTGCTGTAGCACCTGACTGGTCTACGTAAATTTCGTTGTCTGATGCGACTGCAAAAAAACTTATTAAGAACAACGATAAAAAATATTTTTTATTCATATTTCCAATATCCTCGTTGATAGCCTATTGAGACTATGTTTAATAATGAACTCTCAATCGCTTTTTGTAAAGCAATTGTACCACTTTCATTTTCTGCACGACCAACTTCTATTTCTACAAGTTCTGTTCCTGCTTCTATGAACTTAAAAACGTCTTGCGACCTTCCATGACTGTATATTGTTTTTGATTTTGTACTTTCTACTAATATTTCACCAGTGTTTGTACTTATCATACGTAATGATACTGTAACATTATCTGTTCTATACATTTCTGAACTACCTATGCCCAAGTACCTCGCACCAACACCACCACTTGTAAGATTTGTTTCATAACTTACTATAGAACCTTGCATTAAAACACCTGCAAATAGTAATGGCATAAGTGCTTTTTTCTGTTCTTCGTTATCAAACTGTTCTCTTGCAGAACGTATAAGTTGACGTTCTTTTGTTAAATTATCTAATCCGACACGTTCTACGACAACCCAAAATGCACCATTAGCTGTATCTTTTAATGCTTTTATTAACAGGTTTTCAGGTGCTTGTGTTAAAGCTGTGGAAAACAACGCAAACTCACTGTTGCTTTTTCTTTGTCCTGTTTGGTCTGTAAATGCACCCTGATACACAGCTACTACAGGTTTTACAACTGGTGGTTGTATATCAAGTAGTGCCTGATTTGCAGGTAATTCTTTTGGTTGGTCTAAACCCTTGCTAGGAAATCTTGTATTATATGTATCGTCTGTTACATCTAGTAAACTACAACCACTAAAACAAAAAACTACCGACAGGCACAGTAATTTCTGTGGTATTCCCATCACTATCTGTTATTTTAAGAGTTATTGTTAATCCATCTTCGCTAACTTTATATTCAATCGTATTACCCATTAGTTCAAGAATACCTTCTGTTTGTGGCGTTTCTCCAAATAAGTTGTCTACTAATTGTCTACTTAGTTGTGCAAATATACGACTTTCTAAATTACGAATGAACCTCGCAAGAGTAGTGTTTTCTGCCTCTCTTTTTAGTTCTTCTTTATATGCTTTGATTTCTGCTTTGATAGCTTCTTTTCTGTTAAATTCTTGGTTTTCTATTGTTAGATAATGACTAGATGTATTGACACCACTGAAAGATGGATTTTTAAATTCTATTTCTTTTTCTTGTATTTCCTTTTTTGTTTTCTTTTTTTTCATAAGTTTTACTCTCCTTTAATTCTAAGATTGTATTAACTTTCTGTTGTAATCGTATCATATCTTGGTCAAGTAAGCGAAGTTGGTCAGTTAAGCGAATAATAGTTTTCTGCATTTCTGCAACAGCAGGTTCTACAATTTTTGTTATTGTTATCCAAACATAGTAAACAAAATAACCTAGACCAACTACCATAACTGTTGTGAAACCAAACTTCTCTATTAAAAGAACTATATCCATTAATCACGCCTAGCATCTATTTTCCCATCTTCTACAAAGTTTTCTGCTCTTGCTATTCTATCTAGGTCAGGTGCTAAATCTAAAGCACTAGATACACTTGTATCAATGCGAATCATATCGTTGTTCATTATTGATGCTCTTGTTATAAGCATTTTGGCTATAGCTTCTACTGTGTTTATTTTATTAACTAAACCAGTCATCATTTGTTTCATAATAAGAAATATGAAATAACCCATAACTAAACCACTAGCTATGGGTAGTCCGACCTTCTCTATAAGGTCAAAGGCACTCATTACTTATCTTCGCCTTTAAAACTTTTAGATGCTCCTGAAGTACCGGCATATAAACCAAACCATGCTGCACCTGCACCAACAACTACAGATATTAGACCTGATTGTTCAAAGTTTGGTTCTTCTAAACCCATAAACCACATAACTGTTGTGTATAACAGTATGATATATACAGTTAAGAATGCTCTTGGAAAAATACGCCATGAATCAACTGCTTGTGCTAAATGTATCCATTTCTGATGTGGATTTACATTTTTTACATCTTCTAATTCTCTTATCTTATCTTTAAGTTCACCTATTTCTTGAATCATAGCCATGAACTTATTTAAATCCATTTCTACTTCATTTCTATCCATGTCGCCACCGAAACGACCACTTCCCATATTATCCATAATTTACTCCTTTTATGTTGGTTCTGTTGGAAAATTAACATCTGTTCTAGCAGATGCACTTGAATTATTTGATGGAACATCTCTTAATGCTTGTCTATAAGTTGCCCACTCTGTTTTTTTTGAATCAGATAAAGCACTGTC